CCTGACACTACGTCTGCGTAGCTAATCAGGCCGCTTTCAATCACTCGCCAGATGACGAGTTCTGTACGGACGGCGGGGTTAAGGTTTTCAACAAGGCGCTGAACAGTTGCCGCATGGCTCCCTGCATCGTTGCCGCTGTGTCCAGACCAATATTTTTTTTTAACCCTGCGGTAACGGGCAGAATGGAGAGCTTGAGGCACTCCAGCGCCAGCAGGTAAACATCAGCGATGTTATCAGGGGTAAAGTGGAGGTTTACTTCATCCCAACTGGTCAGGAAATTGCCGCTATCCACGTCCTGAGCGCGGGATTTCTCCAGCAACGTGAAAAGCAATTCGTCGTGGTCTGCCCGGTTAAGTACGCCGAAAATCTTGGATGACATCGTCAGGATGCTTTCGACCTGGCTGATACCATGCTTAGACAGGATTTCCGCCACGCGCAGGTTAAAGTGGATCGCATCAAACGCACTCATGCGAATGATGCAATAGGCTTTCCCGTTAACCTCTACTTGCTTGATTGAGTTATCCATCAGACCACATTGACCCCGTTAATGACCGAATCCACCTCGCCTGTTACAAGCTTCCACTCCAGCGTTTGCGCACCAGCACCGTTATTTGCACCATCGGTAGGCTGGCGCGTAAACATGGCGTGGGTGAAGCGATGAACTGACATGTTACGGGTATTGGTCAGCGTTACCGGAATAACAGCTTTGGTTTTCTGCATAAGCGCCAGAGCTGTGTTAGATGGGGAATTACGCTGCGTAACGAACGTCAGCGAGCCCTCATCAGTAGGATTGTCCACAAAAGACCAGTCACCGCCGATCCCCGACGTTACCGTGACCTGGTCATCAGCCATTTCCAGTGTGATGTTACTGTCTTTCGCCAGGCCGATGACCGGAAGGATCCCCACGGTAATCAGCCAGTCTTTGGATGACATTACGCCCAAATACATAATTAAACTCCGTAGGTCATGGCTGAGCCAACAGCATCAACATGCTTAATGGCGTAGCGGAGGTAGAATTCGAACTGCACAGTGATATCACCGTTAATGCGCTGCGTTGCGCTGACCTGCGCCATAGTTGGGCGCGTTACGGTAAAGCCACGAACCAGATCGCCGTTTTCATCGGTGAAGTCCTGGAGGATCCCGCCCGCGTCTTTACCGGCTTGCAGTGAGCTTTCCATTTTGGCGCAGACAACCTCGTAACCCGGCAGGTCATGACCGATTTTGTTACGGTTCACGAACAGCGTTGCGAGGTCTTTTTGCATGCGGTCTGCCTGCCAGTAGGCGAAGCGGATAACCTCGATTGACTCACCGCCACCTGTCAGGCCTGGATACGTCACCGTGATGCCAGACCCGTAGTCCTCAAACGTGTTGCCGTTGAGGGCGCGGATTTTCTGGTAATCGGTTTCGGTGAAGTCATCAGCCTGAGCAGCATTGAGCGTCTTAAGCGCCCAGGTCTCAGAACCCGGCTGCATAACCAGACAGCGCCCGGCCAGCGCAGCATCAAGAAAGTTTTTAGCTCGCTTAGTGCTGACTGCAAACGATCCGTCCATGTTCTTATCGTGCAGATACTTGGTGATATTATCCGTCGCCCAGGTAGCAACGGTGTAATCATCAATAAACACGCCCATCTTGTCGGGTTGGGCCTCTACCCAGTCAGCAACAGCTTTCTGCACAGACAGGATCCGTGTCGGTGTCATGCACATGAAAAACTTGTTGTACTGATTTTTTATGGCCGCAATAGCAGTCGGAACAGCAGCAGCTGATGCCGTGGATTCAGCGTGAACAACCTCCGCGCCCTCCAGATAGACAATGCGTCCATCCACAGTAAAGCGCCCTTGCCCGCCAGAATCCGCCACAATATCTGTTACCGTTGTGCCGCCGCTTTTCCATGCCGTTCCGTCAAAGCTGGCACTGCGGTAATCGTTGCCTTTGATATAGCCAATGGTCGCTTTTGTAGCCGTTGGTGCACCAACAACCGGAACGCCGTTGAGCGCAATCATGGTTTTGGTGTAAACCGCCGACAAATCACCGACGACCAGGGTATCCGGCGCGGGCTTCTGTGAGAAGTACGCCTGAACCGCCAGCAGGTTATCGCCGGAAATCCCATCCGTGGCCGCGTCGTTCGCCGCGTTAGCGCCACTGTAAACGCGGTACAAATCAGTAAATTTGCTGATATCTGCGCTATCGTAATTTGAGTATTTCAGCCCAAAGAACGCCGCAGCAGGCGCAAGGATAATCCCCACGCCGAAAACCCCATATTGGGCCGCAGTCGCCTGCCGCCCAATCTTCACGCTAAAAAGCCTGCTTAAATCTGCCATTTATGCACCTTTGATGACGATCGTCACCTTGTTGCCCTTTTCCACTGTTGCGCTTTCAAGCCAGCGCTCCCGTTTGTAGTGCTGGTAAACAAATTGCAGTGACAGTGTCACCTGAGCCATTTGCTGGTAAACGAGGTTATCAATTAGCGGTGAGCTATTCTCGAAATCGCCTGAGCGGTCAATGCTGCAGTTGTTATTGAACTGCCAGAAATCACCATCGGTGCTGTCCACCTCCAGCATGAAGTTTTCCAGGAACTCCTGCGCATCGTCGGCAGAACGGATAACCAGCACGCTGGCATAACAGTTGTAGTGATACACCCGGTAATCACCATCCCACGTTTTCGCAAAGGGCTGCGGCTCCCGGCCAGAACTGAGCAGGTGAAGCGCGGTAAATGGATCCTTTGGCTCGGGTAGCTTCTGCATCGCATAGAGAGGGTTATCACCCACCAGTTGCATCAGCGCCTGGCGCAGGCGCACCAGCGCGACGTATGGCGCACCCGTCATGATTAACGCCCTGGCCTGGGTGTCAGTGGTCTTTAGCGTGCCAGGGGGAAACTTCACCACACAGCCGACCGACAGCGCGAAATCCGCGGGGATCGTAATCGCCGGGGCGCTGCCGTCAGATAGTTCGATTGCTGTGATGAAAGCAATGTCGCTCCCGTTGTAGGGAGTGAAGAGAATATCTTTGATATTGCCGTTAGCGTTGAATGTCGCCTTTTCCGCCCGGTAATCCGGGTAAGCAACCTCCCCGCTAACGGTCATTAATTTGACCGTATAGCCTGCCATTATCCCACCAGCGCCAGCGCGTCCTGTTCTTTCATGACAAACAGCAGGTACTCATAGTGGTTAATCACGCCGTTAAGCCACTCCTGGCGCTGCACCACTTCGTAATATCTGCCACCACAGAGCACGATCGCCCCGTTATGCTCGCCCTCCTCAGTTACCAGGAGATCTGTTTCGCCGATGGCCTCCAGATAGTCATGAGGCTTACGGCCAGCCAGGTACTGCCGGAACGAGCCATTACCATCAACCGGCTGCATGCTGAGAAACGCTGTTTGCTGGTCTGTGTATTCCTGGCGGGTAATGCCTCCCACGTTCTCAGCTGGTAGAGGTTGCCAGTATTGAATTAATCGCCTCATCAGGACGCCTTATAATTAACGGTCTGGATTAGCACGCCGCTATTTATGAGCGGCTTTGTGCTGCCCTTGCGTGCAATGGTGATGTCGGAGTTAGGACGGTATAGCGCAGAGTCGGCAATGGTCTTGCTGGTGATAGCGACGGCCTGAGCGCCGATTCTGGTGATGGCCTGCTGCGGGGTAATGCGTCCACGCGCCACATCGCGCAGCACCTCTTTGTAAGCGTCTGAGCGCATCCAGTCAGCAATGCGATCGGAGGCAAACTTCATGAATGGCCGCTCGGGTATCAACTCCCACCCCATCGCGTTTTTAGTGCCGAAATTGTTCCAGGCTCCATATGTCGCAACGTCGACACCCTTATTGGTTTCCCCTCGATGTATGCCGACTGTGAGGGTTACACCCGCCAGCGACTCAATACGCTGGCGGATAACACGGTCAGCGCCCCGAGTTTCGAACTTAGCTCCACCACGCATACAACCTCCATCTGTAACACCATTATCAAGCCCACCAGCAGATGGGCTTTGTAATGGGTTAGCAATCAGCGTCAGGACGCCCTACAGCACGACAGGCCCACATGCAGGCTTCCTGCATTTTGGTGCGGGCAATGGACAGGCAGCGCAGTGCGTCTCTGAACTGGCCTCTATCAGCCGGAGCCCACTTTTCAATCTCCAGCTCAATATGCTGGCGCTCGATATCAAGTTTCTCGCAAAAATCACGGCTGATTTCTTTCAGGTCATTCATTTGCGCGATGTCATCAACTGACAACGTGCGGTAGCCCTTAACGGTGCTGCCGTCCTGTGGTTTTTCTTCACTCATTTAATTCACCTTTAAGTTATTGATTTTTACTCAAAGTGTTTATTGGCACTTTGCTATGATGCGTGACCGATAACAATGCAGCCACCGGACAGATTGCTCATCGCGTCCATGAACTCCTGGCCCCACTGCGTACCCTGCCAGCCAGCTTTCTGCGCTGCCGTGGTAAAGGTCATCGCAACCTTACCTTCACGCCTGCTGGCGACACCGCGCACGCTGGCGCTGATTCCTTCCACTGCTATCGGGGCGAGATTAGCGGCCACGTACAGCGCCTTAAGGCGGTCTGTGTCGTAACCGTATTCCGCAGCGGCCCGGAGGTCATAGAGCCGCTCACACTGAGAAGAAAGGGCGCTAATAGCGCCCCCATCAAGTGAAACCCCCGGTAACAGAATGGATAACCAGTCTTGTACCGTCATGAGATCGCCTTATTCGTCTTCTGACTCAATAATGCCGTCATGCTCTTTGTTGAGCTTTTTGGCCTCTGCAGCTGAGATAACTTTCAGCTTCTTCTCGTCCAGGAACTGTTTAACGCCGCCAATGTTCAGCGTGGCTTTATCAACCTCCACCGCTTCCAGCGGGGCAACGGTGATAGTGATTACCGTGCCTTCGTCGTTTTTAGCACCGATGTGGATCGGCGCTTCGGTGGTGTTGGTCAGGAATGCCGTTTCTTTCTCAGCCATGATTTAGATAACCTTCGAGGATTTAGCCGCAGCCAGCGGAGCGCGAACAATCACGCCAGCAGTTTTGGACAGGCAAGGGATAGACAGGTCGAGGCCTGAACGCTGAACCGGTAATTGACGGAACAGGATCGGCGTAGCCTGGGCGAAGTGACGACGGGTGTTATCCAGCGCAATGCAGATACCGTCATCATCCAGATCGGAGTTTTTGCGGAAGGTGATTTCTGGATATGACGCACGCAGAAACGACAGCACAGTACCCAGCGTACCGGACAGGCGCAGACCCTGAATGCGTGACCAGGCTTTGGACGGCATATGGAACTCATTCACCTGGTAGATTTTGGTGGAGTTAACCGCCGAAATCAGCGCAGAGGCGTCGTCACAGATTTTGTCACCGTCAGCTGCAGCCCAGCCACCAGCCAGCGCCACCAGCGGGATGTTTGGATGCTCGATAAAGCCTACAATCTGGTATTCCTTGTTGCCGCGCCACAGCAGGTTGCTGACGGTACGCTCATGCGCTTCGCGGGTATTCAGCGCCAGGATGTTATCAAGCGGCGTGCCGGACATCGCCGCCGCCAGAACGTCAGAGTAGGTGTAACCGTAGCCCAGGCCAATGTCGTACATCAGCGCGAAGAACTCGCGGCCTTTGGCGCTCATCATCGGCATATCAGTGCCGTAAGCAGCCATGATTTTAGCCATGCCTGCGGCGGAGTACATGCGATAACCTGCCCACTTCGCCCCTTCACTGATGCCAGGCTCCTGCGCAAACATGGTCAGCGCCACAGGTGCAGGCATTTCTTCCATGTAAACG